GTTAGTTTCATCACAGACTACTAAAAAGTCTGTAATACCTCGTCTACCTTGTAGAACCTTTTTTAAGAGAAGTACAAGGTAGACGAGGTATTACAGACTTTTTAGTAGTCTGTGATGAAACTAACAACACAGGTGAAGTAATTGATAGAAATGAATTCATAGCAGAAATCTTTGTGAAACCTGCTAGAAGCATTAACTTCATTACTTTACAATTCATAGCAACTAGAACCGGCGTTTCGTTTGACGAAGTGGCTGGCGGCTAAGTTTAGAAATAGGAGAAAAATAAAATGGCAAACATTAATGACTTCAAAGCTAAACTTGCTGGCGGTGGGGCTAGACCCAATCAGTTTAAGGTTACAATGCCTTTTCCTGGTTACGCACAAGTTGGTGGAGAAATAGAAGAGTTAGCATTCTTATGTAAGGTTACTCAATTACCGGCAATGACGGTAGGTATGGTGACTGTTCCTTTTAGAGGAAGACAAATTAAGATTGCTGGCGATAGAACATTCGCTGATTGGACAATTACGGTTATCAATGATACAAATTTCAAATTAAGAAACGCATTTGAAAGATGGTCAAACGGTATTAACAACATGACAGATGGTGAAGGATTAACAAATCCTGCTGACTATCAAGTTGACGCATTTGTTGACCAGTTGGATAGAAACGGAGCAACGCTTAAATCGTACACATTAAGAGGTGCGTACCCGATGGAAGTAGCTGCTATTGAATTGGACTACGGTAATAATGACACCATTGAAGAATTCCAGGTGACATTCAATTACCAATACTTTGAAAGTAACACTACTACATAGTATATAAATACCTTGTAGTAACACAAAGGAATATTATTATGGCTGAATTATTTGGATTTTCTATCACTCGTCAAAAGAAAACGACGGATCCAAAACAAGGCTTTACTCAACCACAGGCAGATGACGGTACACAGACTATCGCAGCTGGTGGTTATTTTGGTCAATACCTCGACATGGAGGGAACAGCCAAAACAGAGCAAGACTTAATAAGAAGATATAGAGAAATAGCATTACACCCCGAGTGCGACATGGCAATCGAAGATATTGTCAATGAAGCAATTGTGGCTAATGAATTAAAAGACGCTATTAGATTATCTTTAGATGAAGTGCCTTTTGGTAAAGAAGTTAGACGAAAGATAGAAGATGAGTTTAAAGAAGTATTAAGGTTAATGAACTTTAATACAAAAGGTCACGACATATTTAGAAGATGGTATGTTGATGGTAGAGTTTATTATCACAAAGTAATAGACAGAGAATCACCTAGAACAGGTATCACAGAGTTAAGATACATTGACCCTAGAAAAATTAAAAAAGTTAGAGAAGTAAGAAAGAAAAGACCTGACGGTCCTACACCTCACGGTTTAACTATCGTTGATGAGTTTGAAGAGTATTACTTATTTAACGAAAAAGGAATTGCAGGTACAACATCTGGTGGTATTAAGATTGCACCAGACACAATCGCATTTGTACCATCTGGAATGATTGACCAGAATAAAAATATGGTGTTATCATATTTACACAAAGCAATCAAACCAGTTAATCAATTAAGAATGATTGAAGACGCAACTGTTATTTACAGAATCGCAAGAGCGCCTGAAAGAAGAATATTCAAGATTGATGTAGGTAATTTACCAAAAGTAAAAGCAGAAGCATACTTACGAGATGTTATGGCAAGATATAGAAACAAACTTGTCTATGACGCAAGTACAGGTGAAATCAGAGATGATAGAAACTATATGTCTATGTTAGAAGACTTTTGGTTACCAAGTAGAGAAGGTGGTAGAGGTACAGATATTACTACACTACCAGGCGGACAAAATCTTGGAGAGATTTCTGATATCGAATACTTTAGAAGTAAACTTTATAGAAGTTTAAATGTTCCTGCTAGTAGATTAGAAGCAAGTCAAGGGTTTAACCTTGGTCGTTCTACTGAGATTACTAGAGATGAACTTAAATTTACAAAGTTTGTTCAAAGGTTGAGAAAGAAATTTACTGAGTTATTTAACGACATATTAAAAACTCAGTTAATATTAAAAGCTGTTATCACAGAGGAAGATTGGCATACATTACGAGACCACATACAATATAACTTTTTGCAAGATGGACACTTTGCTGAACTTAAAGAAAGCGAAATGCTTTTAGAAAGAATAAGAGTAGCAAACGAAGTGAGAGATTATGTTGGTAAGTATTATTCAGTTGAGTATGTTAGAAAACATATTCTTAAACAAACTGATAGAGATATGGAAGACATTGATAACCAAATCAAACAAGAAATTGATGACGGCATAATATCAGCACCTACGGAAGATATTCCAGGTGGTGGTGGAAACTTATAGGAGATAAAAAATGAGTGAACATGTAAGTAAATTTGTTGACGACCTATCAAAAGGTAATAACGCAGACGCTGGTGAGGCATTTAAAGACGCATTACGAGCTAAGGTTGCAGACGGTTTAGATAAACATAGAATTGATGTTGCAAGTAAAATCTTTTCAGATGTTGAAGCACAACCATTTAGTGACCCAAAACCAGCAGTAACAGACCCCTCACCGGAAACGGAAACTATGATGGGAACTGACGGTAATGAAATTGCTTTAGAACCAGAGGCACCGGCAAATGATGAAACTCAATCAACTACTTAAACCAAATGTAGTTGACACAGAAACTTTTAGTCAATTACCACCAAAACATAAAGAGGTGGTAAATGACTTCTTTAGTCAAGTAGATTATGATAGTGTTGATGTTGTAAAAGAGGTTGAGTCAACTGTAGATAAGGTTGCTCTTAAACATAATGTACAAACAAATGTTGTCTATGATTACATGGACAAGGAAATAGGAGTATAAACATGGCGTGGGTAGATGTACCAGGTTCAAGTGCAGTATGGCAGTATGAAAATAGTGCTACAGCGGCCAACACATATTCAGATTCAGGCGCAGGTGCAAACTCAGCCTTTTCTGGTGGTGTAAGAACTTATACAAAACCAGGTGGTGGTACTGTAAAGGTTTATGCTAGAACTAGAAAAAAAGGTACTACTGTAGAAAGAGGCGAACTATCGAAGACTTATTATGACAATCAATAGTACACAATTAGTTGATGATGGTTTTAAAGTAATTAATAAGGTTACTGGTGCTCGTAATGAAAACGAAAAATTAATAGAGTTAGATAACTTAAAAGGTTCTACAAACGAATCTGAAATATCAATTGCAAATGCATATTATGAAGTAGAAGGCACAGGCACGGTAACATTGCAATTTGATGATAAGAGTTTAACAATGACAGGCATAGACAACTACGGTCTAAAACCTGTAGAAGAAAAAATAAAAGGAACAGGCGATATTCAGGTAACGACAGACGGTTCAGTAGATAAGTTTAGTTTGTTATTAGAGTGTCATAAAGAAAAAGGATTTAGTAATGGCTGATTTAGTTACAACACAAACAATTACTGATACAACTGGTGTTAAGTTTGTTTCTAAACTTACAAACTTCTCAGATGGTACAGGAGAGTCTTTAGTTAAAAAGATTGACGCTTCTGAGGTTACATTTATGTCCGAAGATGGTAATAGAAAGATTGCAAAGATATGGTATTCAATCAACACGGCAAACCCTAAGTCTGCTGTAGAGATTATATGGGACGGTGATACTAACGCAACTGCTCTTTTACTAAGTGGGAATGGATATTGGGACCTAAGAACTGCTGGTGATGAGATAGTAAATAACGCTACAACACCAACTGGAGATGTACTATTATCAACAAAAAACTTTGCTACTGGTGATAATTACACTATTGTTGTAGAGTTTAGGTAATAAATTGTATAAATAGTAATACGAGAACAGAGAGAGAACATGAAATTAATATCGGAAGAAATTCAAGACGCTGAATATTTGGTTGAGGAAACCAATGGGAAAAAGGCGTATAAAATTCGTGGTGTTTTTTTACAATCAGATATCAAAAACAGAAACGGTAGAATTTACGAGAACTCTATCCTTTCAAATGAGGTAAAAAGATACACAACAGAATTCATTGATAAGAAAAGAGCCTTTGGTGAGTTAGGACATCCTGACGGACCAACAGTTAACTTAGAGAGAGTATCACACATGATTACATCTCTAAAATCTGAGG